ATCTTGAATGCTGGTATCGAAGTGATCACCGTCACTGGTGGCGAATCTTCTGACACCACTTACGACTTGGGTGTCACTGGTGTTGAAGCTGACAACTTCATTGACGGCTTTGACGGTGACGCAGCTGCTGCTGGTGCTTATGCACAAAACGCTGCTGCCTATCAGCCTCTGGTGAACGCAACTGCTGACACCATCGACTTGTTGATCGCCACTGCTACCACTGCTCCCACCTCTGGTGTGTTCCGTGTGTGGGCTGTGTTGATGGACATTGATGGTCGTAACGGTGCAGCCTCTGTTGACCGTGAACAATTGGCTTAATAGCTAATCACTCAGAAGGGGCAGCTTCTATTCGAGGTTGCCCTTTTCTTTTTATACACAACGAAAGATATTATGGCTATTACATCTGCTTTGTGCACGAGTTTCAAAAAGGAATTGTTGGAGCGTAAGCACGATTTCAATGCCACTTCTGGGCATACATTTAAGATTGCGCTGTACACATCGTCTGCCTCATTAGGTGCATCCACTACAGACTACACTTCTAGCAACGAAGTGACAGGCACTGGCTACACTGCTGGTGGCGTTGCATTAACAAACATTGATCCCACCACTAGCGGTACAACTGCGTTCATTGACTTTGCTGACGCTACTTGGGCTAATGCAACCATCACTGCTGCTGGCGCACTCATCTACAATACAACCACTGACGGTGGCACTGGTACAACCAATGCTGTAGCTGTCATCTCTTTTGGTGGAGATAAAACTTCTACCAACGGTGATTTTGTTATACAATTCCCAGCAGCTGACGCAAGCAACGCTATTGTCCGTCTCGCCTAAGGTGGCGTAGATGTCTACAAGTACCCAATCTGGTGCTATTTATGGCGTAGGTATTTATGGCACTTCTAAATATGGTGTCATAAATCATACTTTCGTTCCAGATGGTTTTCAAATTGTAGGCACTAGTGATAGTGGCGTTGTCATTTCAGGCGATGCCAATCACGTAGTAGTTAGTATTGTTAGCCCTGCCATTGTTGGTAGTGTTGGTGTTGTTGGTGTAGCCGTAGTAAACACAGTTGGTGTATTTAGTACGGCTAGTCTCGGTACTCCAACCCTTAGCTTGCAATGTAAGCTTAATGTTAATGGCTTTAGTTCAAGCACAAGTGTTGGTTCATTAGCTGTCGTAGCTAAAGCAGTTGTAGAAACTATAGGTGTTGATACACCAACCGCTATAGGTAGTTTCACAATTGTTGCAAAAGCAAACACCGAAATATCTGGTGTATATGCAGCAGGTAGTATTGGTGAACCACTGGTTAAGTCTGTAAATAGAGTGCCCGTCACTGGGCTTTCATCTACAACTTCACTGGGAACTTCTAACATTACTTGTGACGCTAACATCACCGATGTTAGTGTGCAGAGCACTGTTAGTATCGGTACGGTTGCTGTATATGGAGACAGTACATATGCTGTATCTGGTGTTTACGCAACATGCTCTTTAGGTACAGCCACCGTAAGCGACAATGCTAGACCAACCTTCGATGGGTTGTCTGCTATAACTAGCTTAGGTAGTGTTGTTGTTACAACCACTGTCTTTGATTATCAAGCTGTTGCAAATTTATATGACAGACGCAGGACAGTGTATGTTGAACGCAAAGGCACAAGCAAAGATAGAACAGTGTATGTCGATCAACAAGATAGAACAGTGCATGTAGAGGGTAGAGGCACAACAGCAACTAGAACTGTTGGTGTAGGAACAATACCTCGTAAAGTGTATATGTATAGAAAAACCTCAGCTTCAGACAGAAGTGTGCTGGTAGCTTAAGGAGTAATGATGTCGTTTAGATGGCCTAATAAAGACCCTGATGAAACCTTAGACTATAGTGTTGATTGGTCTAGATGGCTTGCTGGCGCAACTATTTCTAGCATCACTTGGTATGTAGACAACGCATCTGGTGTTAAAACTACACTTGCTGCTGGCACTACTGTCAACGGTATTCAGAACGTGTCACAAACAATTTCAGGTAGTGTAGCCACAATCAATCTTGGATTGGGCACTAACAACTATGAATACAAAATTACATGTCGTATGACTGACAGTTCTGGTAATGTAACAGAGCGTGTAATTAGACTTCGTATCAAGGAACAATAATGGCATACAACTATCTTGATTTAACCAACGAAGTTAATAGACGGCTCAACGAAGTTGAACTCACCTCTAGCAACTTTGCAAGTGCTACAGGCTTCTATGCTCATAACAAAGACGCTGTCAATGCTGCCATTCGTGACATCAATCACAGCCATCATGAGTGGGGATTCAATCATGTATTGGCAGAAGAAACTCTGACAGCTGGAACTGTTCGTTATGGTTTTCCTGCTGATGCAAACACTATTGACTTCGATACCTTCCGCATCAAAGAAGACAGCACACTTGGTAACAAAACTCAAAAGCTGACAATCATTTCATATGAAGACTATTTGAGCAAATACGTTGATCAAGAATATTCTACAGACACTTCTAAACGTGCTGTGCCTAGCTTTGTGTTCCATGCACCAAGTCAAGAGTTTGGCATTGTACCTGCACCAGATCAAGCATATGAGTTGGTGTACGAATACTACCGAGTACCCGTGGACTTAGAAACATATTCTGATGTCCCAACTATTCCAGAACGTTTCCGTCATGTCATCATTGACGGAGCTATGTACTATGCCTATTTGTTCAGAAGCAATGAACAATCTGCATCTCTCTCAAAAGGAAAGTTTGAAGAAGGCATTAAGCGTATGCGTATCATGCTAGTGAATCGCTATTCATATATGCGTTCTGGAATGATTATTCCTTCTAAAGCCAGCGCTTTTGGTGACAGGGTGAACTAATGGCTGATCAGTGGCAAACGTATCCGTTTGAGTTTAGAGGTGGACTCATCTCTAGCCTATCACCGTTGCAGCAGGGAACTAATGCGCCGGGTAGTGCTCGCATACTAAAGAACTTTGAACCATCCATTGATGGTGGCTACAGACGCATTGAGGGATATAGCAAATATGACAGTGCTTTTGTACCAGCATATGGTTCTCCTAAGGTACAAGGCAGCGGTCAAAGTGGAACAACGCTTGTCATTGCCAATATCTTCATAGCACCAGTTGCGGGAGCTACGTTCACTATTGCTGGTGTCACAGGTACATACACAATTGATGTCAGTGGTGTTGCATACAGCGACACAAATAAAACAGCAACTCTTACACTTACAACATCATTAGCAAGTAGCCCAGCTGACAAAGCTGCTATCACCTTTACAAGCCACACTGGTACAGTGAAGGGTGTTGCTGCATGGGAAGACACTGTACTTGCATTGCGTAACAACAGCTTGTATTACGGTACAGGTTCTGGTTGGACTAAGATAAATGTTCCTTCTTATGGAACAACATTAGTAAATGGTGGTGCACAAACTGGTGCAAGTCTTATTGTAGATGGTTTAACTGATGCTCCTAAGATTGGTGACACCTTCACAATTGCTGGTGTAGAGAAAGTATATACCGTATTAGCCAACGCCACCGTTTCTGGTGGTGGCTCTACGTTATCCATCTCTCCCTCCTTAGCCAGCAGCCCAGCCGACAATGCTGCCATTACATGGCTCACTGCCAACTACAGCAGCAGCATAAAGCTTCGTACAACTAAATATCGAATTGGTAGTACAGAAAAGATTGCTGGTGTAGATAGTGCTAACTATCCATTCATTTGGGATGGTACAACCTTCACACTCATCAATGATGAGACAACTGACATCTCTGCTGCTGAATATATTCTTTGGCATAAGAATCAGATGTTCATCGCCAAAGGTGATAAGCTTTTTTTCACAGCGCCTTACACTGATGATGATTTCAATGTAGCCAATGGCGCAGGTGTTATTGCTGTTGGTGGACAAATTACAGGCATCATCACATTCCGTGAAGCATTAATCATCTTCATGGAGAAGGGCATTAGTCAGCTTGTCGGTAACACATTAGCTGATTTTGTTTTACAACCCATCACTAGAAAAGTTGGCTGCGTTGCCAGCGATACCATCCAAGAGATTGGTGGTGATGTCATATTCCTTGGACCAGATGGATTGCGTTTGTTAGGCGCTACTGACCGTGTCGGTGACTTCAACTTAGGACTTGTCACTAAGTTTATTCAGAAAGAAGTGACTGACTTAATCGGAGCAAGTTCTAGTTTTGCTAGCGTTGTCATCAAGCAAAAGTCTCAATATCGCATTCTTGGATATAGCGACAGCATTACAGCCACATCAGCTAAAGGTATTCTTGGCACTCAAATGAGTGGTGATAATACTGCTGAAATTGCATGGGCAGAATTGTCCGGCATCAAAGCTTTTGTTGCCGATACAGAATATATAAATCAAACAGAAACCATCATCTTTGCAAACAATGATGGTTATGTTTACCAAATGGAAAGCGGTAATAGTTTTGATGGCGCAAACATCTTTGCTTCCTTTGCCACCCCATTTGTACACATCAATGACCCACGGATTAGGAAGACTTTCTATAAGCTTTTCCTTTATACAGATCCACAGGGCAGTGTAACCACTTCAGTGAACCTGAAGCTAGATTTCGACACGCAGGGAAGCATTCAACCCCCGACAATCAATCTGTCAAATAGTACAGGAACTGTTGGTTTTTATGGCACATCTAGCGCTATTTATGGTACAACTGTGTACGGAAGTAAGCTCAAGAAGCTTTTCCAGACACAGGTTATAGGCTCTGGATTTTCAGTTTCCCTACAATTTATTTCAGAGGGTATAGATCCCCCATTTTCATTGGATGCTGCCACTTTGGAATTTGCTACTCATGACAGAAGATAAGGACCAAATATGACCGGGTATGTTCGTATAGATACATCCAATAATATTGCCGATGGAAACATTATCAATGCCGCAGACTTGGATGCTGAGTTTGATGGTGTACAGTCGGCATTCAATGCCTCCACTGGTCACACTCATGGTGGTGGCGCTGGCGAAGGTGCTCCGATTACAGCGCTTGGTCCCACTCAAGACGTAACAATTTCTCAAGTGTTGGTTGCCCCAAAGACAACTAACACTGTCGATTTAGGTAGTAGCTCTCTTAAGTTCAAAGACTTATACGTAGCTGGCACATCCTATCTTTCCACATTAGATTTAACTAGCATTGAAGTGACCAACCTTAAAGCTAAGGATGGTACTTCAGCAGGTAGTATTGCTGACACCACAGGTGTTGTTACACTGGCTAGTGCTGTTCTCACTACAGCTGACATCAACGGTGGCACTGCTGATAATGTGACAATCGGTGGTAGCACAGCTGCTGCTGCCAACTTCACAACT